ATCGGAACAAGTGTCAATGGCATTGGACAGCTTTTCAAAGTCCGCCGGGGAACCATTGATGATCGCCAGCATACCGGACATGGCCTCTTTGCCAAACAACGAGGCAGCAGCCTGTGCCTGTTCTGCCTCAGAAAGACCGCCCAATTTCTGACGGAGTTGTTCCATGAGTTCCCGTAAAGAGTACATCTTACCGGAACTATCCGTCAGAGAAATGCCGTATCGTTCCATGGCAGCTGCTACCGTGCCTGTCGGCTTTGCCAGATTGGTAATGGCAGCACGCAGTGCTGTACCAGCCTGTGAGGATTTGATGCCGGCGTTTGCCATCAGTCCGATGGCAATGGCAGAGTCCTCAGCTGAGTATCCCAAAGAACCCAGCACCGGAGCGGCATACTTGAAAGTTTCGCCCATCATGCTGACATTGGTGTTGGCATTGCTTGATGCGGCAGCCAGAATATCTGCAAAGTGTCCGCTGTCCGAGGCAGACAAACCGAAAGCGGTCAAAGCATCCGTGACAATGTCTGAAGTAGATGCCAAGTCCTCGCCGGAAGCAGCAGCAAGATTCATGATACCTTCGATACCGCTGAGCATATCGTTGGTTTTCCAGCCTGCCATTGCCATGTAGTTCATAGCATCCGCAGCCTCACTTGCAGAGAATTTTGTCTTGCTGCCCATTTCACGGGCTTTTTCCCGGAGAGCGTCCATCTCTGAACCGGTCGCACCGGATACCGCCGCTACCTTGGACATAGCAGCATCAAAGTCTGCACCAGTTTTCACAGCAATGGTGCCCAGAGCCGTGACACCGGCAGTGACTGGCAGCAGCTTTTGTCCCACGCCAGAGATCTTATCTCCGGCATCCTGCATTTTT